AAAGCTTTTCATTAAATATATTTAATATTTAATTTCAGCCTCAATTGATACCGCTTCTGGCTTATTTGCTTTGGTGTTTTGTTTAGCTCAATTGATAAAGCTTTATTGCTAACACTCATAAATATTCGGCCAAGCTGCGTAGGTGTTAAATTAAACTCGTCTCGATACCATCCCCTTGTGCTAATCATCATGCACACTGAATGGTAAGGCTTATTAACTTCCTCAGCGATAACTGAGCGTTTGACACCTTCCTTTGCCATTCGCTCAATTGTTTTTAGTTCCGCTGTTGTGTAATAGCTGTAACGCCTAGTCATTTTGCATCATCAAAAATACAATCATTGCTGCTCGCAGTGGGTTTTCGTGAGCAATATTGTGTGAGTTACTACCAAATCGCTTTGCAACTGGAGCTAAAGATTTATGATCTCTGTACTCAATGCTTATCTTGCTGCCTGAGATTATAGGCCATGCGCTAGATGGGCTGTCGCAGAAATCAATTATAGGCTGAGAATAATATCCACCGCCATCAATGCCGCAGTGGTAAAACTCAACGTCATTGCAGATCCATTCTTTACAGTCAAACACAACACAAGTAACTGCCGCGTTTACTTCGTGATCACTCATTGATTCGTAATTCATTATTTAACCCCTTCATTTTGATTGTCATAACCGCGCCTAAACTTCTCACTTGCCTTACTGGTTTGATTGCGCCTTAATCCTAAGCTTCTGGCAAAATAACCAGTTACACTTTCGCTCCGGTTTATTTCCTCGCCTATTTCCTTGTATGTGTAACCTTGATCAAACATGCGCTTAACTATTTTAGCTTCTGTTGTTGTATGCTCTCTTATTTTGCCCATTATAACTGTATCCCCTTCATGCCTTTAGGTAGTGGCTTCATAGGCTTCACGCCGCTATTTGTTGGCGCACCTGTTGCCGTGTAATTCTTTGGTTTTGGTTTCCCTGTTGACTTTTCAGGTCGCCAATTTTCCGCTCCGTACTCTTTTAATTTTTTAAGCATGTACTGATTGCCCGCAATTATTCCCGCGTTGTTTTTCTTGTACTCTAGCGGCTCATTATCAAAAGCTGCCTTGTAAGCTTCTTTAGCTTTCTTTTGGTGTTCGTGATAATTTTGCAGTGTATCTTTACAGTGCTTAATAAATAAATCTTGATCTTTATCCATTAGAAATAACCACCAGATTGCTGCTCGTATTCGTCCTGCGAATATTCATATTCATTAAAGTCATTAACCTGCATGAATTGACCAATCCATTTAAGCTTAACCTTACCTGTTGAGCCGTGGCGGTTCTTCTCGAATATAGCCTCAATAATCCCCTTATCTTCTGTTTCAGGAGTATAAACTTCATCGCGGTAAAGGGTGAAAATAACATCAGCTTCTTTTTCGTATGCGCTTGCATCTGCGATATCACCCATCATAGGGCGCTTATCGTTTCTACTCTCGCATTGACGGTTAACTTGAGCCAACGCTATAACTGGAACGTTTAAAGTCCTTGCAAGCTCTTTTAGGCGCTTTGCTATATCGCTATTTCTTTCAACAGGGTTTAACTTTGTGTTTTCGTGTCCTAGTCGCTGAGCGTAATCAATAAAAATGGCTTTAACGTCATGTTTAAAAACCCACTGTCTAGCAATCTTTTCAACTTCCATGATTGTCGGTGCTGGCTTGTCAAATAAACGGCTCTTCATCATTCTAAATTCATCGAGGGCGCTTCTAAATCTATTAAATTCTGGCTTTTCCATTTTAGCGCGTCTAAAGTTCTGGTGATTTACCCCGCCTTCAATACAAACCGACCTAACGCCTATTTGCTCTGCACCTTGCTCGGCTGAGATAACGCCAACGCTTTTATTGGCCTTCAAAAATGAATTAACCATAAATGCAGTTTTACCCATGGCAGGGCGAGCGGCTATAATCACCAAGTCACTAGGATGCCAACCGCCTAAGCATTCGTCTATATCGGCAAAGCCTGTGCTAACCGCGCCAGTTTCGCCTTTTTCCGCTCGCTCAAAAGCATCAACAACCATCACGCCAACATCTTCAAAGCTATGATCGTACTTTTCATCAGCCTTGTTGACGTTCATTAGGTTGCTTATAGCTTCACCAATAAAGTCAGTATTACCCTTTTGGAGGTTTTCAATTAAGTCGCTTGTGATCATCAGCGCCTTATTCTTGTGAGACTCTTTCTTAATTCTCTCAACAAAGCTTAAGAACTGCTCACGCTTAACCCAAAGTGAGTTGGTAGAGTAATCGAGCATTAAATCATTGTTAACGCCTGTTTCATTCCTGAATATCTCACGCGCCTCAAAAGGGTTTAGATTGTTTTTTGCTGCTGCCTTTTGTACGCATTCGTAATACTGGCGGTGCTCGGTTGATGAAAAGTCACTAGGCTGTAAATCGCATTCTGTAAATAAATCGGCATTGTTAAGCAATACGCCAATGACTAAAGATTCCTGCTCTAAAATATCCTTGTTCATAGTTTAAATTCCTTCACTGCTGGTCTTGATTGTTGTGGTTTGCCGTTAAAGCCATTTGATGCAGCTTTCATTTTAGCTGACAAGTCTGGGTATTTATCCCTAAGCTTTGCAAGGCTGAGAATATTAACACTCCAAAAGCTATCAGCATTAGCCCATGAGAAAACTTTCCAAACATCATTTAGATCTGCCCCGTCAACTTCATTTAAAAGTCTTGCTGTGTTAGCCCAGCTTTCCAAGTTTGGCTCTTTCATCTTCGGGGTGATCACTTTAACTTTCTCATAAACTGCTTTTGCAAATCGCATTTGATTATCACTAAATGAAAACTTACTTCGTTTAGGCTCTGCCTGAACAGAGTTATTATTTTCATTATCTTCATTCTTTACATTATTGTTTGTGGTTACTTGTTGGTTACTTGTTGGTTGGCTGTTGGTTACTTGTTGGTTATCTTGCTGGTACTTATCCCAGTTAACTATTGAAAACACTGAGAATTTTGTTGTTGGCTTGATGGTTAAAATATTTAACTTTTCAAGCTTGTTTAACGCTGTTCTTACGTTCTGTTGAGTAAGCCCAGTATCCCTTGATATAGCAATTCTACCCGTTGCCCACTGCCCTTTTTTTAATGGCACTATAGTGTCACCTATAAGCTGATCGCCATCAGTGTGTCTAGCGCTTAAAAGCAGATATATAAAAACCCTGAACAGCTTATCATTCTGAAAAATAGGATTTCTTAGTAGCTGCCTATGCAGCTTTACCCATCCGTATGACATGTTATAATTACCTCGTAGATAAAATTAATTGCCAGCCTCACACGCTGGCTTTTACATGCTGAACATAGCTCTCATATTGCCAACCTTAACAATGCCGACAACAGGCGCCTTGCTTTTCATTTTCTCATCTATCTTTTCGTTTAAAGCCCTAAGACCTATATCCATGGCGCATCGAATCACCTCAGATCTGTTAACACTGCAATTATCACCTTCACACTCATATCCAGATATCTTGTTAACTATCTTTTCAGCATTAATTAAAACGCTATCATCAAAAACAACATCTAGTTTCTTCTTTCTCATCATCTTTCCTCATTGGTTGGTATGGGTATATTATATGGGCATGCAATATTAATTGCAATCTTTCGCTAGTTATTTAGTCAACTTTATTTCAAGCACAAAAAAGCCCTAATTAAAGGGCTTGTTGTTATTGGTGGTTACTTGCGTTTTATACACTCTCTAAACCACAGGTTTTTAAATCTTGATACCTCACCCTGCCTATATTGCTCAGAGCTAAACTTGGGTCTATCAAATGCCATAGTCACCATTGTTTGAGCCATGCTGTTACTAGCTATTTCGTACATATCAACCATATCAACACCATCTTGCCTATTGGTCATTATGGTTTCAGCTAAGCTTGATAGGCTTTTGCATAGTTTCAATTTATCTGATTGCTCATCAGCGTGAGCCGTAAAAGATAGAGATATTGCCATTATTAAGATTAATTTTTTCATTGCTGTACTCCTTAGTTTAAATATTTATCTACGCCAGTGGGTGGCTTTTTAACTTGGTCTGATTTTATATCTCTAATCATTCGCTCGGTGTCGCGTATATCTTTATTTAATTGCGCTACATTTGTATCGTTACCCATGGCAGCGTATGCAATAACCTTTTCTTTCAGGCTGGCAATTGATTTTTCATAGTGCGGTATTAGCATATTGAAATTAGTATTCTTGCTCATTTTAACTCCTTACTTATTTCTTCTGCCCATAACGATGCGTAACTAACTAAGTCCAGCAAACTATCCTCATGCACTCGCGTAGGGTCGCTGTATTGGCGAACAGCCTTAACGCAAGTTAATATCAAGCAAACATCAGAGCCTTTTAGGTTTTGGCCTGTCATTGCATTAAAGGCTTTAGCTGCTGCATCAAATGAGCGTTCTCCTGTACCTTTTGAATCGTATTGCTCGCCGCGCTGCTTTTGCACTTCCATGCATTCGTTAAGGTAGTCGATTGATTTTTTCATTATTTATTACTCCATGAAACATGCATAACATTGCACGTTGTAAATCTAATTGTAATTAATATCCCGCTTTTACCTTCAAAGGTTTGAACGGGGACCTTGTTTTTATCTCGGACTAACTTAGCTGATTTAATTGCAAAATAAACATCTTGCCAGCCGAAGTAGTCTATTGAGTTTATATCAGTTTCAATTACCATTATTGATCCTCTGGTGGTTTAGGCAGTGGCATCCAATGGGTTACACCGCCATGTACTGGCTTGCCTGATTCGAAGTGAGTAAATATGCCATCAAGCAGGATTACAACGTACTGACATTTATCAAATGGACAGTACCCAAGACAAGCTAAGCTGAATGGGCTGAATTTAATATTTTCAGGCAATTTATCATTAACACTTATCCACATAGCAATTCACTCCAGTCTTCTTTGATTTGCTGTAATGCGTAAGCTATACGGCGCTCGATTTCAGCGTTAAGTATTTCACGCACGCTTTCAATGTTTGCGTTATCTTCTAGCGTTTCGCGTATTAATATAAGCGTAAATTCGTTGTCCTGGGCGATTTCACAGCTTAAATATTCAATTTCAATACAGCGATGACCAACACCTTCATTTAAGCGTAAAAACTTTTTACCGGTAGATAAAAGCTTAATTAGTTCGGCTTCTGAATAATGGTTAAAGTGACCAGCTAAGTTTTGCTCATTAATTAAGATAGCTTCTGTTATAGCTTCTTGAGCTGCTTCGTATTCTGCGTCAAAGTGATTCATTTATTTACTCTCCGTTGTTAAAGTCATTTAATTGTAGGGTTAACTA